GAAGCTGAGATTGAATATAAATGCAGCAATTGCGAGATAGCGATGGAACGGGTTTGGGCGGCACCTGCCGTTCATTTTAAGGGAACGGGTTGGGGGAAAGATTGAACGATGATTGCCCCAATTGCAAAAGACAGGTGAGATGGGCGCACAAAATGTGCGGGCAAGATGTTGTCAGAGAATGTTTAATTTGTAAGCATAAAGAACACTTGACTAAATAAAAGGGGGAACGGAATGGTAAAAGAAATCAGAATCAAAGATGGTTTGTATATGTCATTTGGAACACGCAAAGGGTTCGGCTTAGGAATTGTGATTGATAAGTGGACACTATCAATTGACTTCGGCATCTTTTGGATGGCGTTGGAATGGTAAGGCTCCTAGATTTATATTCAAAAGCGGGGGGGGCAGCAATGGGTTATCACAGAGCCGGCTTTGAGGTCACGGGTGTTGATATAAAAAACCAAAAGCGATTCCCTTTTGAGTTTATTCAAGCAGATGCTTTGGAAGTGTTAAAGGATAAAGCATTTCTTAATTCTTTTGATGTCATTCACGCATCTCCACCTTGTCAAACTCATAGTTCAACTAAACACTTACGCAATGCACAAGGGAAAACAACAACAAAGATTGATCTGATTCCTCAGACTAGAGCCGCACTAATTGAAAGTGGCAAACCTTATGTGATTGAGAATGTGCCCGGTGCGCCGCTTATCAATCCAATACAGATGTGCGGTTCGGCTTTTGGGCTTGCTGTTCGCCGTCACAGATTATTTGAGTCTAATTTTGAATTGATTGGCTCAATTTGTGACCACAAAAAACAAGGGAAACCTGTTGGCATTTACGGTTCAATGCGTGATGAAATTCCTAATGGGGGTCACACCGCAAAAACTATTCAACAAGCCCGTGAAGCGATGGGAATTGATTGGATGATTTGGGGTGAATTAGTTGAGGCCATACCGCCTGCCTACACAGAATTTATTGGCAAGCAACTATGCTAAACCTATGCGGTGATGGTGTAATGGAAACACGGCAGGTATTCCAACCTGCAAATGGCGGTTCAATTCCGACCTCATCGCTCCAACAAATAGAACCAATTTCCTATAATCAGGCTTATGAATTGGTCAACGCTTTTCATTACTTAGGCAAGAAAAGATTTATTGGGCAATACGCCTTCGGGATTATTGAGGATTTGCAGGTGGTGGGTGCGGTGGTTTATTCGCCGCTTTCAGTTCCTAATTCAGCAACTTCAGCTTTTGGTTTACCAAGAGGCAACTATCCTGAGTTTCTTGAGATGTCTAGGTTAGTTCTTGAACCAAGGTTGAACGGAACGAACGCGGGTTCAAGGTTGATAGGTCAGAGTTTGCGAATGTTAAAGAAACGGGGAATCAAAGCGGTGATCAGTTATGCGGATTCAAGCAGGCACATTGGAGCAGTTTATCAAGCAGCAAATTTTGGCTATTACGGATTGACACCTCAGAAAAATGATTTCTTTTTTGCCGATGGCACAAAACTATCAAGAGGCAAGTCAAAAGGATTTGAAGGCAAGTGGGTACCGCGTAGCCGAAAGCACCGCTATTTGTATTTGTTAGATAAAACAGTTCAGGTTGCTTGGCCTCAAGAGGCGTTTCCAAAAGAGGTTAAACAATGAATAACGCAACCTTAACCACCGCACTTCGCTTCTTAGCTGAAGGAATCAGCGTTGTTCCTGTTGCAAATGACGGAAGCAAGCGCCCTGCTCTATCTTGGCAGAAATACCAAGAGCAACTGCCAACTGCCGATGAATTATTGCTTTGGTTTAAGCACGATGTTGATGGCATTGGCGTAATCACGGGCAAAGTATCGGGCAACCTTGAAATGCTAGAGCTTGAAGGTCGAGCAGTGTCGCAAAAGATGCACCTTGATATTGCTGAGATTGCCAATAACTCAGGGTTAGGCGAACTTTGGCAGCGCCTAAATGCAGGTTATGTTGAGATAACCCCATCAGGCGGGTTGCATTGGTTGTACCGAGTAATTGACGGCGAGATACCTGGCAACACCAAGTTAGCGCGAAAGCCAGGCGAAAACGGCGGCGTGGATGTGTTTGCCGAAACGCGAAGCGAAGGCGGGTTCACAATCACCGCGCCATCGGGCGGTTCAACTCACCCTAACGGTGGCAATTGGACACTAATTGGCGGTTCAATTGAGTCAATCCCAAAGATTACAATGCACGAAAGATCAGCACTCCACCAAATCTTTGCGATGTTTGACGAAATGCCAAAGGCGCAGGTTATTCAAGCAGATGTGGTTGCCAAGCACGATGGCACCCTAAGCCCCGGCGACGATTACAATGCCCGCACCACTTGGGATGAAATCTTGCTACAGCTTGGTTGGTCAAAGGTTTATCAAAAAGGTGAGGCAACAGTTTGGCGCAGACCGAACAAGAACGAAGGCATATCAGCTACAACGAACTTTAATGGCAACGATAAGTTATTTGTATTCTCAACCTCAACCATCTTTGAAGCTGAAAGTTCCTATTCAAAGTTTGCCGCCTACGCCCACCTAAACACCAATGGGGATTTCAAACAGGCTGCTCAACAATTAAGAAATCTTGGCTACGGGGCAACAGAACTCAAAGAGCTGCAACCTGCCAATAATTTACTAGCGCAAAATGTCATTGAAGCCCCTTCACAGGTCACCACCGCCGACCTAAGCGATGATGAATCAAGTTGGAAGCCAATCCCCCTAAAGGATTACTTTGATGGCTTATTTCAGATGCCAACAGCCACAATCCTGAAGCGAAGTGACGGCGCAGGGTTGATTTATCCTGGCAAAGTTCACTCATTTTATGGTGAATCCGAGTCGGGAAAGTCTTGGATTGCACAAATTGCCACCGCCGAACTGTTAAAGATTGATAAGAAAGTCATCTATATTGACTTTGAATCTGACCCAATTGACATTGTAAACCGCCTCAAAACCTTAGGCGTGAGTCGCGCCAACCTCTTGCAATACTTTTCATATATCAGACCTGACGGCCCAAGAGATGTAACTGACCCATATTGGAAAGATATTCTTGAACCAAACAGGTCGGATTTAGTGATCATTGATGGCGTAACCGAAGCTCTTACAATGTGGGGTGGGCAGACTAAAGACAATGACGAAATCACCCGTTGGATGCGAGTATTTCCAAGAACGGTGTCAAAAGCCTCAGGCGCAGCCGTTGTGCTGATTGACCACATTACAAAGAACGCAGAAACACGCGGGCGGTTTGCCATCGGCGGGCAAAGTAAGTTGGCAACGATTGATGGAGCTGCCTACCTATGCGAGCCAATCGAATTGTTAGCCCCCGGTAAGATCGGCAGCATTGCCCTGCGGGTTACTAAAGACCGAATTGGCGATGTGCGCAGCAAGGCAGGGCCACAAAAGGGCAAAGATCGTATGCAGGATGCGGCTATCTTCACCATTGACTCAACTCGCCCGCAAATGGAATATGTGATTGGCGTTCCACTTCGGGAAGATGAGGCAGAGGCCAACAAGGAATTTAAGAAACTCAAAGAGGTAGCTGAGTTCATTCACAATCACCCCGGTTCAACCCGCCGAATGGTTCAGGATGGGGTTGCGGGTTCCAAAGAGGCAATTGGCAACATCATTGGCGATTTGGTGGCAGGTGGATGGATAGAAAACAGGGGCAATGACAGGTCATTTGTTCTCTATCTTTCAGAGATCGGCAAAGATCATTTCAGCTTTGTTGATGCCAAAATCTCTTACTTGGGGGCAAACTAGGTGTTCCGTTCCGTTCCTTTTGTGTTCCTTTTCAAAAAGGGAACACGGGCAGAATTGAGCGTGATCGGTGTTCGTTCCGTTCCGTATCTATATAGATACGGAAAGAGGAACACCATCATTATCGGGTTGGGAACGACTAAATGAGTCAATATCTATTTTCTGCCATTGATTGCCGAAATTGCGGCAATCTAATTTGGGCAGGATACAGCTCAACCGCAGTTCCAACCAAACTTGACCCAACCCCACTCAACTTGTTGGCAGAGATTACAGCCAAGGTCAGCGGGCTGCGAACCTACCAAATTCACCGACTAGGGCGAACCTTTGAGGCAACGCCAAGGGTCGGGGCAAGGATGTGGGCTAAGAACCCAATTGTGCTTGCCGAGCATCAATGCCGTGACTTCGGGCTATTTGCCCAAGAGATGCCCGATTACTTTGGCAATGGTGGATTTCCACCCAAATCAGCTACTTCAACCGATGGGATACCGTTCTAGTGGAAACCGAGCAACTAACCTGCAACATCTGCCTTCGACCATCTCGCAATGCCTAAAGAGGTTGAGGCAACCTGCCAATTCCACATTGCTCACCTTGATTGGATTGTGAATCAGGATTGGGCGAAAGACTTTGCGAATGAAGTTAAAGAGCTACATTCAAAAGGAATGGCAGCAGCTCAACAGTTCAAAGAACAACCAAGGCGTATTCCTTGTCCAAGTGATGATTGCCGAAAGTTCGTTGTGATTGATGTTGAGAACTTAGAGAAGGGCGTGACCTGTCACGGATGCAAGAACTCTTGGAGTGTTATCAGATTGATTGCCCTTGCGATGAGCAATCCCAATCGGCGGTTCTATTTAGATATTGAGGCAATTGCCCTATGGCTTGGCATCACGCAACGGGCGGTGTATAAGATCATCAAAGGCAATCCGATACCACAAAAGGGAAAGTTGTTTGACTTGGCAGCGATTATCAAGATGAGAGATAAAACCAACTAAACTTGACAGTTGGTTCAATTTTATGCTTTACACTATGTGTAACAGGAATCGC